GGGTAAGGTAATAACCGGTTTTCGCCGGCTCGACGTAGGGGAACTGCCAGGCGCCCCTACTGCACTCCTATCAACGCGTAGTATCAACTCATACGCTTTTCAAGGAAGCTACCTTTAACGTGTTCCTGAGACACAATACTCAGGATCCTTATAGTTCCCAGTGAACAAACACCAGTATCACGGCAATGAACCTATAAGGAGCTGGTTGCACCACGAACCTAATAAAAGGCCCGAGCCAGTATCGTGCTGGCCGCATCTCACTTACGACAAGGTCTAGAACCAGGTTTGGGTCTACTAAATAATTCTAGACGTGCCAAATCATCCGCGCTCATATCGCTCTTTCCAACACTTCTCGAGTAACGTGGTTTATGAGTTATGTGGTTTCTCACGCGACTCGATCGGACTAGTAGTTGCTCCCTCTCAGAACTCTGGTAGTTATTTTGTTTAGCCTGGCATTGATAATCGAAATCACCGTCGACAAAACAACTCCTTACCCTAACTTGGTGGGCGACCTTAACTTGGCATGTGTTACACTTACTTAAAAGGACATGACAAGTCGGGGCACAAGCTTCATCATCATCATAGTTCTGGTGGCCATAGGGGCAGTGTACCTTGGAGTAATCCACAAACATAGGCCCATTACATACTCCACAGGTCTGACGGTATTTTTCTAGTCTCCGGGGGGCATACACCCGATCCCCCCGCTTATAGAACTGTTTGGTGATAGGATCCGACAGTTTCACCAATTCACTCGCACGTTGAGCATTAAGATCTAAATAATCAGTTCTACGTCGCCACTGTTTAACAGATCGGTGGCGCTTCGGCTTAGCCTTAGTGTTGGTTTTCTTAGCAGCAACCTTGAGGGTGTTACGATGGATCTTAAAGGATTCCTCTTGGGTTGGCAATGGGGTGCTGCTTCGCCACTTATTGGGGGCTTTAATGGATGTTTGGAGTCTCTTCTTCCGCAATCGACGCCGTATATGGTACCATACTTGTTGCGGGGATAAGTGAGGATACCTCCAACCTGGAGTGGGTGGAGGGTGGTAAGGGAGGAACTTGCCTGCCACCGTATCGATAGTACGGGTTCCCAGGGCAAAGTCATCACCTAGGTGCAACGCATGGGGCGCAAAGGGCCACATGGAGAGCTTTACTTAGTTCGTGCAAGAAAGCTAGTGGTACTCCACCAACGAGATAATC